CTCGTGTTTATGGAGATGCTTATGTTTCTGGAGATGCTTGTGTTTATGGAAGTGCTTGGGTTTCTGGAAGTGTGAAAATTAAAACTGGAGATTTGTGTTCAAGGTTTAATTTTAAAAACAATGCTCAAATAGAAAAATGGTTTGAATTAGAAAAACAATTTGAACAAATCAAAAATAGTTTAAAAAATAAACCAAAAGAATTAGAAGAAATGAACAAAAAAGAACTAATACAAAGGATTAAGGAATTGGAAGGGGAAGTGAAAGAATGAGTGAAAGACCTTATGAGTATTTGTGTCATGCTTTTGTTGCTAATTTACCTTTAGATGATACAAGAAAAGAATTTAGGGAATTGTGGAAAACAATAAACAAAGAATTTGACAAATTAAAAAAGGAATTAAGAGAAAAGGCGAGAGAGAAAGAATAGATAATTAGACTTATGCAAGAAAGTGGAGATGGAAGTATGGAAGATAAAGTAAACTGCGGTGTTAGTGTATTAGAAACACGCCAGACATTCCTGCCTGGAAATGGTGGAGCATTACCAACCACACCGCATGATTTTAAAATAAAAGAAATACCAGCAAAGCTGTCAAGTAAATTAAATGAAAAATGGCACAGTAGATTACCCAAGATTCATTGGAGTAATATTGTAAGAAACACGCACTACGTTTGTTATTCTTTAGATTATAAGGGGGCATCGTTTGGTGTTGGGATCTGGAGTTCTCCAGTTGCACAAAATCGTTTTGCTGATGGAAAAGAAATGTTAGAATTGAGAAGGATGGCTTTAAGCAAAGATTGTCCAGTGAACACAGCAAGTCATTTCATTAGTATAATGGTTTTGTTGATAAGAAAGAAATTTCCTGAGATTAAAAGGTTAATTTCTTATCAAGATACGAGTGTTCATAAAGGAACAATATACAAAGCAAGTGGTTGGGTGGCGACTTCAGAAAATAAATTTGTTTCCTGGACGACAAAGAAAAGGAATAGAAACAAAGACCAAGCACCAGCAAAAAAGATTAGGTGGGAAAGAATTTTGCGAGAAGGAAATAAGACAAAATAAGGATTATCAGGTGAATAAATGAGTTGGAATGATTGTTATCAGGAATGTAGAGTTTGCAGAGAAGAGGTACATAGAAGATACTATGATGATTATGATATGCCTTCTTCTTCAACAGCGATATGTTCTAAATGCTGGAAGAAAGGATTTAGAGTTGAAGAACTTGATGTTGTGATTAATATTAATAAAGTTGATAGGAAAAAATTATGGAGAAAGTTTCAAGATTTTATGAAACAATTTTGAAAGCTAAGAGGGTTTATGCAAAAAGGGAAATAAATGAATTGGAATTATGAAATCAAAAAGTTCAGTGCAATTCTTGTGCTTGGTATAATAGTGTTAGCGGCGCTGGTTGTTTTTGGATTGATTTCGCTTAAGAGTTTTGTGGAACATATTCCTATTTGGTTACTGATTGATTTTGTTCAGGAGTTTTATATTGTTTTAGGAGATGTAGTTGGGTGGTTGAAAAATGAATAAGGAAGAAAAGAGGGATTTGAAGGAAGCGAAGCGTTTATTTAATGAGCGCATGGGTTTTTTGATTAAAGAGGTTAAGCATGTTACTCGGATTATTAATGAGAGGGTTGAGGAGTTGGTTAAATGACACATATTATTGTATTTGCTGAAGGGTATTCGGAAGATTTTAAGAAACTGGAAGCTGTATTTCATGGTAAAACGTACAATGATGGCAAAGCTAAGGTGCGTATGAGGGAAGTAAAGTTGTATACTTGCAGTGTGAATGAGAATGGTAGGACTAACTTTTTAGCAGATTTAAGAGAACTAGATCGTGGAGGTTATGACGGGCGTAAAGACGGGCAGTTTTTTGCTTGGGGGAAACTTGTGAAATGGCTGATTCGGACTGGACGGCTGTTTGGTTTGAAAAAGATTGTTGATGTAGATTTGCCTGAGCCTAGTTTTAAAAGGTATGAAGATCTGTTAGGAAGTAAAGCTTTTCGAGGACATGTGATTGTTTTAGGAGAGGTGCCTGATCCTCGTGTTTTGAAACAGGGAGAGTATGGGCATAAGGGAGAAGAAGTTGTTTAATTTTTAGGAGGTAGGAGACTATGAAGCAAGTAATAAGAGTGTCGAAGAAAGAGTTTGAGGATACAGTAGAGGATAGAGTTACTGAGGGGTTCAAATTGGTTTCTAAGACGGATAGGCAGGCAGTTTTGATTAAGAGACGGTTTGGTGGCTTGGTTGGTCATTTTATTGTTTTTGTTTTGACTGTTTGGTGGACTTTTTTCATTGGTAATTTGGTTTGGTTGGCGTTTAATTATTTTGCCAAGGCTGATGAAGTTCAAGTTAAGTTGAGAAAGTAAGATCTTTTGGTCTTACTTTTATTCTTTTTTTTAGTAAAGCTTTTATAGTAGAAAGGCTATTACAAATACAGGTGATAATTAATGGCGTTAAAAAAAGAACCAATATGCAGAGTACTAGTGCTTGGTGTTGGTGAGAATGAAAAGAAACAAATTTGGAGTGGAACGGTGTATAAGGATGTTGTGTTTAAGGATGCTGATAAGGTTGTTAGAAATATACAGAGGGCATTAGAATGAAGTTAGAATTAAAAGATGAACAATTAAACAGACTAGCATATTTGTTAGGAAAGATATCAGCAAACCTAGAAGAAGAACAACACGCAACTATAGGAGAAATAATACAAATATTAGGTTTTGTAAAAGTGACAATAAATGATAAAGAGGCTAAGAAATGAACAAAGAACGTAGTATGATAGACAAGCAGGTTGAAAGAATTGCCGAAGCAGTAATATCTGATGATATGGCTAAAGAAGATGTCTGGCAAGAATTTGAACGTAAAAAAATGAGCAGGTCTACGTTCGAAAGAAGATGGAAGAGATTTATGGATAAGTCTGCAAGTTACTACAAGCATAAGCAGATGAAGTTGATTGGGGAAGCGGTTGCGTTTAGGAAGAAGTTGGTTGATGAAGCGTGGGATTTGTATGAAGCAGGTCACGGGCATGATGGTGTGCGTAAGATTAGTGATTTGTATACTGTTAACAAGGTCCAAGCAGGTCTTGAGGATTTGTTGATTAAGACGGGTGTTGTTGATGCTGCGGCGGAGAAGTTGGAGGTTAGTAATTCGACTCCGTTAATCGTTAATTATCCAAAAGATTATATCAGACCAAAGAAAGATGAGATAAGGTGATTACTTGCCTGAGTTTGACCTGACTAGAAAGCAGGCTAATGCTTACGACTTTTTAATGGATAGCGAAACTACTGAAATCGGTTACGGTGGAGGAGCAGGAGGGGGCAAGTCTTATCTTGGATGTTATTGGGTATTTAGTCAATGCATGAGCAAACCAGGTGTAAGATACCTGATAGGTAGAAAGGAATTGATTAATCTTAGAAAAACTACTTTAGCTACTTTCTTTAAGATGGTTGGAGAACTTGGGTATGTGCCTACTGATTTGTTTAAGCTTAATTGGATGACTAATACTATTAAGTTTAACAATGGGAGTGAGATTATTTTGATGGATATGGCTTACAAGCCGTCAGATCCTGAGTATTTGCGTTTTGGTGGTTTGGAGTTAACTGGTGCGTTTGTTGATGAATCTAACGAGTGTGAAGAGAAAGCTTTGTCAATATTAAAAACAAGGATTGGTAGACAAAAGAATACTGAGCTTGGTATTACTCCTAAGTTGTTGGAAACTTTTAATCCTTCGAAGAATCATGTTTATTTTAGGTATTATAAGCCGTATAAGGATAAGGGCCAGAAGGAACACATGGTTTTTATTCCTGCTTTGGTTACTGATAATCCTCATTTGGATGATGTGTATATTGATCAGTTGAGGAAGGCTGATAAGATTACTAGAGAGAGGTTGTTGAATGGTAATTTTGAGTATGATGATGATCCATCGAGGTTGTTTGAATATGATGCTTTGATAGATTTGTTTAATTTAAAGCCTGAAGGGGAACAAAAGTTTGCGAGTGTTGACGTTGCTAGGTTTGGTACAGACTTAACAGTAATCTTATTGTGGAAGGGTTTGTACGTGTACAAGGTAAAGTATTTTGCTAAGAATAGTGTGAAAGAACTAGTAGATTATTTAGACGAATTGTGTATTAAAGAAGAGATTCGAAGAAGTAATGTGATCGTGGACGAAGACGGAGTGGGTGGAGGAGTAGTTGATACCTTCGTTGGTTGTAAAGGATTTGTGAATAATTCACGGCCTGTTGAAAACAAGTATGAGAAGAAGAGGAAAAAGTATGTTTTGAATTTTGCTAATTTGAAGGCTCAGGCGTATTATGCGTGTGCGGATAGTGTGAATCTTGGTAAGGTTGGTGTGTATAAGGATTGTCCTAGTGAGTTTAGGAATAAGTTGATTGAGGATTTGGAGCAGGTGAAGAGGAAGAATCCTGATAGGGATGAGAAGATTCGTTTGGTTGGTAAGGATGATATTAAGGAGATTATTGGTAGGTCTCCTGATTTTGGTGATGCTTTTGCTATGAGATTCTATTTCGAGCTTAAGCCTAGAATAATATCTGCACTAATTTAGAGTAAAGTTTATATACTAGAATAAGTATTACAAAGGCATTGCCCAATTAAATTTATGACTTTACTTGACAGAATTAAAAACGTAATGCCTGGCAATGCTCTAGGTGCTACAGCAGGTTCAAGCCTGCAAGGAATGGTAGGTGTAGGCGCTGCCGCTAATTTTACAGACGCTAGATATAAAGCGATTATTCCAGCGTTTCTTTATAAACCCCCTTTTGGTTATCCTCTTTCTAAAAATATTCCTGAGATTCGTAGGCTTGCTAGACAACCGTTTGTTGCTATGATTACAAATACTGCTATTGCTGAAGTTACTGGGCAAGATTGGAGAATTGTTGCTAGAGAAGATGAAGAAGTTCCTGAAGATGTTTTGAAGCAAACTGAAGAGTTTTTTTATAATCCTAATAGGAATGATGAGTCCTTGAAATTTATTTTAGACGCGTTAATCAGAGATATAATGGAGATTGATGCGGGGGTGCTTATTAAAGTCAGGGATCGTCAGGGGAATTTTGTTGAAATGTATGCTCGTGATGGTGGTTTGTTTAATAAGAATCCTGATATTTATGGTATAATGCCGCCTGCTGATGGTGAGCCTGCTTATTATCAATATGGTTGGTTGACTGGTGCAAGACCGATTCCTTTCCAAAGAGACGAAGTTGTTTATTTGATGCAGCATCCTAGGACTGATAGTATTTATGGTTTGTCGAATGTTGAAGTTTTAGAAGATGTTATTCAGTTGTTGACTTATGGTGTTGATTCTAATTTAGAGTATTTTAATGATAATAATATTCCTAAAGGAGTTCTTCAATTACTTGGTGCGAATGCTGAGGATATTAAGGCTTTTCAACAAATGTGGAACGAGAACTTGAAGAAAAAGGGTACTGATGGTAAGTGGAGAAAGTATTTCCATAAAATGCCTATTTTTAACAGTGAAGCTAAGTTTGAAAGAGTTGGGTTTTCTAATCTTGAATTAGAGTTGTTAAATCAGCAACAATGGTTTTCTAAGATTGTTTGGGCTACTTTTAATATTAATCCTGATGAACTAGGGTTTACTGAAAATTCTAATCGAAGTGTTGGAGTAATGCAGTCTAGTGTATTTAAGAGAAAACTAATTCAGCCTTTGGTTGCTACTATCGAATATTATTTTAATACTCAGGTTGTGAATGATTTGCCTTGGATTAAAGGAAAGTATGAGAATAAGGTTTTGTTTGAGTTTGATAAGTACGATATTCAAGAAGAAATGGGTAAGAGACAATTGTTGAAGATGGAAGCAGACATGGGTGTTAGAACTCCTAATAGTATTGCTGACGAACTTGGTTTAGATCACGTGATTGGAGGCGATGTTCCTAGAGGAGCGATGAGTGTTGGTGGATTTGGTTTTCAATCTACTGGAGCTTTGAATGACATAGAATTAAGTAATGAAGATTCGAAAGAAGATGATGCTGAAAAAGAGACTGTTGAAGAAGGCGATGAAGAACTAAAAAAAAAATTCACTGATTTAAAAAGTCTGGATGTAGAATTAAAACACAAGTATATTAAGCGTAGTGGAAGCCCTGGAGATTATACTTATAAGTATGCTGCGGATAGAAAAAAAAAAGTTAAGAAGTTAAAAGAAAAGTTGACTAAAGAAGGAGTTGCTATGGGGCTTGTTAAGCTGACTCCTAGTGAAAGAAGATTAATGAAAGAAGAATTAGAGCGTAGGAGAACTGAGTCTAAAGCTTTGATGACTTCTAGTCCTGTTACTTTGAAAGAGTTTGAGTTTGTTGCTTCTAAGAATTTAAAAGATTTAGAAAAACTGGTTTTGACTGTTATTCGTAAACAAATGAGTGAAACTGTTGAGATTAAAGCGTTAGATTCTGCTTTGGTTAAAGATCTAGTGAATAGTATTGATTTTGGCAATATTAAAGCTAGTGTTGCTGGTTTTATTAAGCATACTTTTTTTAGAGGGTTACAAAAGGCTGAAAGGATAGCTGATAAGAATGTTGTTCCTAATTATGATGCGATTAATTTCTTAGCAGATTATACGTTTGAGAATGTTCAGGGTCTAGAAGAAGATGTGAAGAACGATTTGCGTCAGGTTTTGCAACGTGGTTTGATCGATGGTAAACCGTATAAGGAAATTGCAAAAGATGTGAAGGGCGTGTTTGATAAGGGAGAAGTTAGAGCTAAGGCTATTGCTCGAACTGAAGAACAACGTGCGCTTGTTCAAGGAGAATTAAATAGTTTAAAAGTTAGTGGTTTTGTAGGAACTAAGACTTGGAATGCTACTTTAGACAAGGATACGTCTCCTATTTGTAAAGCTTTGAACGGGACTACGGTTGGAGTTAATGAAAAGTTTGAGTACAAAGGACAATATTTTGACGGGCCGCCTGCGCACGTGAATTGTAGAAGTGTTTTAACTTATGAGAGTGGTGACTAATGTTTTGTTTGACAGTTGATTTGAACAGGTTTAAACAGTTTTTAAGACAAGAATCTACTTTTTATTATGCTGAAGATGCACTTAGTTTTGTTTTGGTTAAGTATTATGATGGAAGTGTTGTGAAAACAATTATTCCAAAGCACGGAAATGAACAAGATTTGATTTGGAAAGAAAATAATTTAACACGTGCTGGAGCGATTCCTGTCATGTATTTTGAGATTGATGGAAAAAGGTTTCCTGAAGTAATGCCTGTTGTTGAAATTTCTGAGGTGGTTGAAGATGCCGAATCGGATTAGTACAGGAGTGAATGCTAACGAGTCTTACAAATTTGTTAATAGTACAGATGATGAGGTAGCGGTTAGAAATTTTGTAGCAAAAGGAGGTAGTCAAGATTTTTTTCTTGAAGTTACAAAAGGAAATATTACTGGACATTCAAATATAAATATTGTTGGAAATAGTCCAGATATTAATTCAACTGAAGAAACTGTGTGGGACTTTACAGACAAGTATGTTTATTTGACAGACGATACTACATTGTACGCTTCTAGTTCTGATAATGGTGATACGCAGGATATTGTGATTACTGGGTTAGATTCAGATTATCTAGCTGTTACTAGAACGGTGACTTTAAGTGGACAGACACAGGTCGAGCTGAGCGGTCAGATGTTCAGAGTCTTTTCTGCTTATGTGAATGATTCGACTACTCCTGCAGGAGATGTGTATATTGCAGAATCTGATACTCTTTCTGGAGGTGTTCCAACTACTGATTCAAAGATCAAAGCTAAGATATTACAAGGAAAAAATATTACCAGGATGGGAATTTATACCGTGCCAGCAGGAAAAAGTCTTATTGTGACTAAGCTTCGGTTTGGGGTAGGTAAAGGAAAAGATGCACGGATTTTTGCAAATATAAGGTATCTTGGGGGTGTTTGGTTGTGTATTGCAGATTTTAATATTTATGAGTTGAGTGATGAGTACGATATTTTGGGTGCAGGGTTTACGTTTCCAGAAAAAACAGATATGGAGTTTAGTGCGGCATCGAGTGTAAACTCGGAAGTTTTTGCAGCGGTTGATGCAACGGTAATTGATAATTAAAGGTAAGTTTATATAGGAGGAACGGTATTACAAGGAGTGAGTAAATATGACTGATTTAACGATTTATAGAGGAGATAATAAGACTTGGACGATTGCGTTCACGGATGATGCTGGAGATCCGATTGATATTACTGGGTACACTTTGTTTTTTACTGTAAAGAATAAAGGTTGTTATCAAGACGACAGCGCGGATACGAATGCGTTGATTGAAAAGGATGTTACTGTGCATACAAACCCGACTGGAGGAATTAGTGCTGTTTCGTTGGTGCCTGCGGATACTAATACTATTGAGCCTGATGATTATATTTATGATATGCAATTGAAAGATTCTACAGATAAGATCTTGACTGTGATCAAAGGAGATTTTACTATTACTGCTGATGTTACTCGGAGGACGACTTAAATGGCTGAGGATATTAACGTTACGATTAGCGAAGCTGAAACTATTAATGTTACGATTACTGGTGGTTTAGCTACTACTTTTGTGAATTTGACTGATACGCCTAATTCTTATTCTACTGAGGGTGGAAAGTTTGTTAGAGTTAATAGTGGAGAAGATGCGTTAGAATTTGTTTCGGCTAGTGGTATTAGTGATGAGCATGTAAAGGTTACGGGTAATGATACGACTGTTGGTTATTTGAATGAAAAGTTGACGGTTGCTAATGGTAGTAATTCTAGTGATCCTTTAGAAAAGAGTGTGGTGAATCCTAGTGGTGATGAGGATTTGCAGGTTCAGTTTGATGAGACTAAAGTAGATCATGCTAATTTAAACAATACTAATTGGAGTGCAGCAGGGCACACTTTTGATGCAAATCTTGATATTGGAACTTATGATTTTTTAACAACAGGAACAGGAACGTTTGGAGGAGCTACGGATACTGAACAATTGATTG